GGAGGATAAATATGTCTACACTTATAAAGACATTAAAAGACAATCACTCAGATATGTATGATAGGGCAACAACTGAAGTTGACTTACAACAAATACATTATGTTAGTGATCCAGTTCTTTTTAAATTAAATAAACCTGCTTGGGCGGTAGTAGATACAGATAATAAACGTGCAATACATTTGCATGGATCTAATTATCAACTAGTGCCTTATGCTAAAATACTAAATGGATTATCAGATGCATTAGATAAATATGGTATTACATTAGATAATACTACAATGCAATTTAATGTACACCCTGATTTAAATTATCTTAGACTAAGAATATTGTTTAATGATAATAGTAAGTTTAGTCCACACGCAATGACAACTTTCGAAAAAGATAAACTAAAGTTTGGTATTGAAGTTGTATCTAGTTATGACGCAACTATAGTATACAAGATTAGAGCAATGTTTCTAAGATTAGTTTGTCAGAATGGTATGAAATCATTTGATAGTTTAGGTGAAACAATTAAGAAACATACAACACATTTTGATGTTGATGCTTCTTTTGCAAAACTACAATATCTTGGAAGTACATTTAAAAAGATGCGAGACACGTTTGAAGTATATAATAGTTTACCATTATCAGCTAATGAAGTAGATAGTATATTTACAAAGTTTTCTAATGGTTCTGATAATAAATATAATTTATTAAAACAAGTATTAGAAACAGATATGCATAAATCTACTTTGTATGATGTGTACAATGCCTTAACTAATTACAGTTCTCATAATAAAAGAGCAATTAAAATTGGTAAGAAAGGTAACGAAGAATACAGAATAGACAATAGTACTATGGACTCTATCAAAAGTAATGTAATGAGAGACTCAGAGATAGAAAACTATATAGCTAGTGATCATTTTGTATACTACTATCACAAAGCCCTGGGTAATCTTGGGAGAAAGATAACATGACGTTCTACCATGGACTAGGTATGTATTTATTTAATATGGTTGCCCTATTGATTGGGGCAATCATTGCCTATTATATTATTAATAAAATAGAACAAGAAAGAAAACGAAAAGAGAAATTAGAATATCTATTAGGTAGAAAGAAGTATGGAAGAGATGACACTGCATGATATATATACTAACCCCCCCTGCATTGACAGGTAATCATATCATATTTTAAGTTAAAACTCAATGAGACAAATTGACTTTATGCAAGAAATATGATATAGAATCATTATGGAAAAAGCAACTATACAAATAAAAGAAAGATCACCAGAAGAAAAATTACTTATTGCAATAATCCAACAGACAATGGAGGATGCATTTGAATTAAGTACATCCACTAATCTGACTATGTCAGACATACAACAATCTAGGAATTGGTTTTATACTAGAGGTTGTTCAATAATGTGTGATCACTTAGGTACAACAAGAGATCATTTATTAAAACTATATAATAAATTATCAGACAAGTATAAGACAGGACAAATAACAAAAGAGCAATTAAGATTTGCTATAAGAAGATTGGAGTTAAAATTATGAGTATGAGAGTAAAAGAGTTAATAAAACTTTTAAAAAAAATGCCTCAAACTAAAGAGGTTTATTATAGTGACAATAATCAATTTTTAGATATTGATAATGTTACTAATCAATCTGATAGATTAGCACCACAAGGTGGGCTAGTTATATTAGGATATGATACGGAACTTCGTGGCGATTTTATAAAAAGACCAAAAGAATAAATATGAAGATTAAAGATATAGAAAAAAAGATAGGCACACTATCTAATCCAAGTAAGATGCCAGCATTTGGTTGGGGTATATCTGCGAAGCATTGCAAGACAGGATCAAAGTTAGCAAAGATAAAAGGTACTATCTGTCATTCTTGTTATGCATTGAAAGGTAGATATGTATTTAAAAATGTATTTAATGCACACGAAGTTAGAAGAAAAGCAATTGAACTAAATGAGTGGGTAGATTATATGACAATGTTACTGACCATAAAATACAAAAACCTAGATAAATCAAAGAGATATCATAGGTGGTTTGATGCTGGTGATATACAATCTTACTCTCATTTAATGAAGATATTTGAAGTATGTGAGCATACACCAAAGATAAAACATTGGTTAGCTACAAGAGAATATCAAATAATAAAACAAATCAAGGAAGAAGATGTGCCAAAGAATTTATGTTTGCGTGTATCAGCAATTAAAGTAGATAGTCCACCACCTAACTTTTGGAAATGGACATCTGGTGTACACAAAGATAAACCTGCAATAGGTAGGGAGTGTCCTGCTTACAAACAAGATGGTGAGTGTGGTAGTTGTCGTGCCTGTTGGAGTCGTTCAATTAAACAAGTAAGTTACAAGGAGCATTGATGATTAGAATAATAATTATATTATTACTACTTACGTCTTGTAGTTCTAATAAAAATAATGTAAATCCTTTACAATCAATAGTAAAAAAAATAATAACAAATGGGTTAGCAAAATGAGTGATATGAAAGACTACATGATAAGTAAGAACAAAGCAGAAGAGTATGCAAGAAAGAAAACATTAGTTAAGGAAGATGTTATTCTTGATGCCATAATAGCAGAGGTAAGATCTATAATATGTGATTATCAAGATTCAATGTCAAAAGACTTTGAACAATGTTTAAAAAATTTAATTGATCAAATAGAAGGATATAAACAATGATAACATACAAATTTATAACACAAGGTAAATCACAAGATATTGAAGCTATGAGTTTAAAAAAAGCTATTATATCTTTTAACACAAAAGCAGGTGATGCAAAAGTAGCTTATGTAGAATGGATGAGTCGTAAAGGTAATATAAGTTTTTACACATATAAGCTACCATACAAAACAAGAAAAGAAAGAAAGGGTAAACTATGAGGGGCATGAGTTATAAAAACATAAGACCTATAGAAATACTACATTATGAATGGTGTAAAAAAGAAGGTAGAGACACATCGTGGTTTAGAAAGGAGGAGCAAAATGTTTTATTGGAATCCAAAAAGACTAAAGGAACTAAAAGAAAAAGGGCTTAAAATAAAAATTATGACTTTAAAAGAATATAACTTGACAAATAATCAAAAGTGTGATAGGGAAAATAACAATGAAAAAATACAAAATAAGATTATACGGAATGGGAATACACGCAGTAGGAATAATATCATTTCAAAATTATCCAACAGTTGAAGAAATAGAAAATGAAACAGCATTATATCTTAATGAAAAATTACTAACAGTTAGACCAGATAATTTTTATTCAGCAGATAGATATACATTAACATACGAGGAAGTATCTATTTGAATTACAAACAACAATTAAATGTTATACAAAGTTTATATCTTGCAAAAGACATACAGACAAGAATAGATTGTCCATTTTGTAATAATAAAAATACACTATCAATAGACACTACAAATAATAATATATATTGGTATTGTTTTCATGCATCTTGTAAAGCACGAGGTAAAAAAGAAGGAGAAAAAGATATGCAATATGTACAAAAAGTTTTTCAAGGTAATAAAGATTTACATGTAGAAGACAAAGACTTTGAATTACCAGATAGTTTTCAATCAATATATTCTAATAACAAAGCTATGCATTGGTTAGCTAATAATAATTGTTGGGAGTCTTGGTCTTGGGGTAGAGCAGATTTTAAATATGATGTTAAACAAGATAGAGTTGTATTCTTAATTAAAAATAGAGACACTCATAAAATAGTTGGTGCAGTGGGTAGAGCATTAAATAAAAATGAATTTCCAAAATGGTTTATGTATGGTAATAAAGATATCCCATTTAAATGTGGTGTATGTGAAGATGCAGTTATAGTAGAGGATTGTCCATCTGCTTGTGCTGTATCTAATATATTAACTGGTATATCTATAATGGGTACTAAATTAAAACGTACACATATGGATCATATAAAACCATATAAAAATTTATATGTATGTTTAGATAGAGACGCTACAACAAAAGCATACGACATGGCAAAAGATTTAAGATCCTCTGGATTTGAAAATGTAATAGTTAAACCTTTAGAAGATGATCTTAAATACTACAATACAGAACAGATAAGGAATATATTTTATGAATGAGAATATGAAAAAAGAAATACTAGCTAAATGGAATGAGTGGAAGTATGATCTTTGGGAAGCTAATAAAAATAACTGGACTCAAAGAGATCAATCAATAGCAGAAACAATAGATCAAATATTATTAAAGGAGTTAGATGATAGAAAAGCAAGCGATTAAATTAATGTTAAATAAAAAGTTTTATAACCAATACAAAGGTTCAATATCTCCTACTATATTTTATGGAGATACTAAATCTTTATATGATACAATACAAAAGGCACACGACAAATATGATACTGACATAAAGATAGGTGAGTTATATTCTTTGCATACTGCAATATTTAATCCTGCATTGACTCGTGCTGCCAAAGAAAAGTTTAGTGAGTTAGTAGAAGACATAAAAGAAGTTCAAGAACCTAGCAAAGAAATAGCTGAAGACATAATGCGAACTCTATCTGATAGAGACTTGGCTCAAAGGATAGCGGTTGAAGCTACTGAAATATTTAATGGTAAAGAAGCAAACTTTACAGAGATTAGTGGTATGATAGATAAACATAAGACTAACATATCAGAAGATAAGGAACCTCCTGTAACAAAAGACATATCAGAAGTTATGAAACTATTAGATGTTACCACTAGATGGAAATTTAATATACCTGTGCTAAGAGAAAATGTAGGTGGTGTAGGTGGTGGTAATCTTATGATAGCATTTGCTAGACCAGAGACAGGTAAGACTGCTTTTTGGGTTAGCTTATGTGCTGGACCAGATGGATTCTGTGCTCAAGGTGCAAAGGTACATGCATTTATAAATGAAGAGCCAGCTATAAGGACACAGATAAGAGCAATCTCTGCATATACAGGTATGACTAGAGAAGAGATACTAGATAATAAATCATCTGCACAAATAAAATGGAGTGGTATAAAAGACAATCTGTTTATGTTTGATACAGTTGATTGGTCAATAGAAGATATTGATGCACACTGTGAAAAAAATAAACCAGATATAATAGTTATAGATCAGTTAGATAAGGTAAATGTAAAAGGAACTTATGCAAGAACTGATGAAAAATTAAGACAGATATATACTAATGTTAGAGAGATAGCTAAAAGAAGAGAGTGTGCAGTTATTGCAATATCACAAGCATCAGCTGATGCACATAATAGAAATAGTATTTCATTCGATCAAATGGAAAACTCTAAGACAGGTAAAGCTGCGGAAGCTGATTTAATTATTGGTATAGGCAGAAACTCTAATACAGATGCAGAGAATAAAATAAGAACATTATGTGTAAGTAAAAATAAAATAAATGGATATCATGGTGAACCTGTGTGTACCATTAGAAGGAGTATAAGTAGATATGAAGTATGATATATTAAATCTTAGTAAAATATTTGAAGACTTTATTGATAAACATAAAGAGATAGATGAAATCGGTAGAGGTATGTGGTATGACGAAGAACCAGAAAGAGATTTAGATATTAGATATGATGGACAAAATTATGTATTAACAATAAGAAAGATGAAAGAATGATAACAACAGTAGACGTAGAAACATCGTGGCAAGTAACAAGCACAGGTGGGTATGATCCATCTCCATTCCATGCAGATAATATATTAGTTAGTGTGGGTATAAATGATGAATACTATTTTACAAATCATAGCGAAAGAGTTGATCAAGGTTGCTATCATAAAATACAATCCATATTAGATAAGACAACTTTATTGATAGGTCACAATATTAAATTTGATTTAATGTGGTTATTAGAATCTGGATTTAAATATACAGGTAAAGTTTATGATACTATGTTGGGGGAGTATATACTTAATAGAGGTATAAGAAAAAGTTTAACACTAGAGATGTCTTGTCGTAGAAGAAAAATAGGATCTAAGGATAGTAGAATAAAAGAATTTACAGATAGGGGTATACCATTTCAAAATATACCAGCAGATTTAGTAGAAGAGTATGGTAGGATAGACGTAGCTATAACTAGAAGACTATTTGATTCACAGATGGATGATCTAAAAATGGCTAAAAATAAGGGTTTATTGATGACTCTCAAGATGATGAATGAATTTTTAGTTGTATTAACTGACATGGAACGTAATGGTATTAATATAAATTTAGAAGACTTATCTAATGTAGAAAAAGAATATCGTGCAGAGTTTGCTTATCTAAAACAAAAGATAGATAAGATAGTATATAAACAAATGGGAGACACAAAAATAAATTTATCTAGTCCAGAACAACTATCATGGTTAATATATTCTGTTAAACCAAAAGACAAAAAAGAATGGTGTAAGATATTTAATATTGGTATAGACAAAAGCACTGGTAAAAATAAAAGAAGACCAAACTATTCTAGACAACAGTTTAGAAATCTAGTAGATAATAATGTAGAAAAACTTTATAGAACATCTGCACAACAATGCCATACATGTAAAGGTAAAGGTGTAATTAAAAGAATTAAAAAAGATGGTAGTCCATATAAAAATTATACTAAATGTCCTGACTGTGATGGTGATGGTTATTTATATACACCTATGGCAAAGTATGCAGGATTTAGACAAAGACCTAGAAGTGTTTATGATGTTGCTGAGTCTGGATTTAGAACTGATAAGATTACATTAAATAAAATTGCATCTGAAGCAGAGGGTGAGTTTAAAGAATTTATAGATTCTATTGTTAGACATAATGCAGTTGATACATACTTAAATACTTTTGTAGAAGGATTAAAAAATTTTACAAACGAAAAAGGTTTTTTACATCCTAAATTTATGCAGGCAGTTACTGCAACTGGTAGATTATCTAGTAGAGATCCTAATTTTCAAAACCAACCAAGAGGTAAAACATTTCCAATAAGAAAAGTTGTTACTTCTAGATTTGAAAATGGTAGTATACTTGAAGTAGACTTTGCACAATTAGAATTTAGAACAGCAGTTTATTTAGCACAAGATAAACAAGGTATGGAAGATATAAAAAATAAAATAGATGTTCATCAATATACTGCAGATATTATAGGTGTATCTAGACAAGATGCAAAGGCTCATACATTTAAACCTTTGTATGGTGGTGTTACTGGTACAGAAGATGAGAAAAGATATTATAGTAAATTTTTAGAAAAGTATAAAGATATAAAAGTTTGGCATGATAAATTACAAAGTGAAGCAATAAGATTTAAACAAATTAAATTACCAACTGGTAGAGAGTATGCATTTCCATATGCAGAAAGAACACCTTGGGGTGGATCTACATATGGAACACAAATAAAAAATTATCCTGTACAAGGTTTTGCAACAGCTGACATTGTACCACTTGCTTGTATAAATATATATAAATTAATGAAAGAACAAGGAGTAAAAAGTTTACTTGTAAA